AGCCTATGCGTCGTGACCAACTGATAAAAACCTTTAAGTCTACCAACTTTGAAAAGTCTGTATCTGAAAAACTCATGAAATCAGAAAGACCTGTGTATGGTAGCCTTGTTACGACAAAAAAGGCCAACAGGTGGGTCATTGGAGTAGCTATGGGTATATCTGTTGGTTCACGTTGTATATTTCTTGGTAAAGATGGTCTTATTAAATTACACGCAGAAGACGTAGAAAGTTGTTGGGTTCCATATGTCTAAATATACACTAGGTGATATTACAAAAGCCTCTTACACAAATGATTGGTCTAGGGTTCCACGAGCAACTGTTATTGGTAGTGCTATTTTAAGTGGTTTGAATCTTGGTTCGATTGCATCAAGCACATTTATCTTTGGTATGACCTATGCCACTGTAGTGGGTCAGATTGCAATTACACTGGTGACTTCTGTGCTTATGAAGGCACTGATGCCAAAACCAAAGATGCCAGAGGGTGGCACTATGGTTAACGCCCGTGGTGCAACTAACGCTGCTGAGTTGGTGTATGGTCAGGTTCGTAAGGGTGGTACAATAACGTACATCGAAACGACTGGTAGCACGAATAAGATCCTACATCAGATTATTGTTCTAGCTGCGCATGAGGTTCAAGAGATTGGTGATATATATTTCAACGATGAAATCGTCACTATGTCAAACGAAAACGTAACTTCTGAACCTTACAATGGTTATGCTAAAGTATACAAGCATCGTGGTAATCAAACAAGCATAAACACTGCCTTTGCTAACAGTACAAAAACATTAGCTAACACGTTACACCAAGAAGTTAACGACGACACAAACAATGAGTTGCCTACAGACTTTATTGGAAAGGGTGTCGCTTATTTGTACTGTCGCTTTGTCTATAACCAAGACGCATTTGCCGCTGGCTTACCTACAGTAACTGCTGTTGTTAAAGGCAAGAAGGTTGTAAGAACAGTAAACGGTACAGCACAAACCGCTGCCTATTCTGCTAACCCTGCGTGGTGCGTAAGAGACTTCTTAACGTCTTCTTATGGCTTAAACGATAATCAGATTGATTATGCTACTTTTGAAGCTGCCGCTGACATCTGTGATGAGACACAGAAAAATGGTGTAGACATTTACACTGATGGATCTAAGCGGTATGAAATGAATGGTACTATTCAATTAGATCAACCTATGGGTTCTGTTTTAACAGATATGGTTGCGACTATGGGTGGTTCATTGTTCTGGGGGGCAGGTTACTGGAAGTTATACGCTGGGTCGTTTATTACACCAACAAAGACGTTGACACTTGATGATTTCCGTAGTGGCATCTCTATTGACACTCGTGTTTCTATGAGGGACAACTTTAACAAGGTCACAGGTACATTTAATGACAAAGAGCAAGATTGGATTTCTGCTGATTACCCTGCCGTAACATCTAGCTTATTCTTAGCTGATGATAACAACGTTGAGTCTGCACTAGACTTTCAGTTACCTTTCACAACAAACAACTTACAAGCACAGCTACTGGCTAAACAAACTCTTATGAGATCCAGAGAACAAATTACCTTATCTGCTGACTTTAGCTTAGAGGCTTTGGATTTAGAGGTAGGGGATTTTGTTAAACTTGAAATTGACCGTTATGGTTGGGGTAGTTCTGCCGCTAAGACCTTTGAGGTCGTTGGTTGGAGATTAAGTCCTAGTTCTGAAACGGGTGACATCAGAATCAATCTTAGCTTACGTGAAAGCAGTGAGAACGCCTACGGATTTACAGTTGATGACGAAAAAGCCATTCTGTCAAACAACTCTACTCTACTAAGGTATTACGAGGTTCCAGATATTACTGTTTCTGGGAATCAAGAGTATCGTGAAGTAAACCAGAACGTTGTTAACGTACTTGCTATTAACGTAACAAGTGACTCCGTTGAACAAATTGATTCTGTCATTGTGCAGTACAAGAAGGCCACTGAGACAAACTATAAGACTGTTGGTCAAGCTATCCTTGTTAACCAAGGCAATGATGTTGGTCGTTTTGAGGTTGTGGGTATTGATGTTCCTGATATTGACTCAAGCCCAGCTTATATTGACTATGACGTAAAAGCAACGCCAGTTAATGGTCTTGGTTACAAAGGCGCAACACAAACAACAACTGTCCGTGTAACAGCGGATAATACACCCCCTGCTGCACCAACAAACCTACAGAAAGAATTGTCTGGTGGTACGTTATTCTTCTCATGGGACCCAGTAGCAGACTTGGATTTGTCTCACTACACGTTGTGGTATTCATCTACAAGCACTGCAAGTTTCGGTGATGCCTCTCTTGTTAAGAAGGTTCCTCGTATTGCACGTCCAGCTACGTCAATCACTGCACCAGCTATCTCTGGGGCATTCTTTGTTTCTGCTGTAGATAAAACAGGTAACGAATCTAACACGGCAGCTAAGATTACTGTAGCTGCTTCTGAGTTACCATCACTTGGTTATTCTATAACTAGCACAGAACACTCGGCATTTAGTGGTATTAAGTCTAATGCTACAGTTTCTAGTGGCCAGTTGTTTATGACAACTTACAACACTGCTGGTTCTACAGGAACATATGACTTTCATCATGGTGGTGTTGGTTATATCGACGTAGGTGCAGCTAGAACTATTAGACTGTCAAATGAGTTGACAATGCAACGTAAACATGCCAATGCTGTAAACGGCCAAATCAACTGGGATGACATACCTCAAAACTGGGATACATGGCCTCAGAACTTTGATGATTGGACAAGTGAGCAAGCCGACTTTGCTGACTTCTCTGTCAACATTCAGGCTCGTGCTGCAAGTACAGTAGCAGGTCTGACATCAGCCCCTTGGGTTGGTGCATCTGGTGAAATCGTAGGACATTATGTAGAGTTTAGGGCAACTCTGTCTAATACTAACGCAAACGTAAGCCCGTCAATTACGGCACTAACTGCCAAAGTGGAGTATTAAACATATGTCGCAACACGACTATATCATAGCAAACCAAAGTGCTTCAAGTGCTAGAACTGACATAAACAATGCGTTACAGGCTCTAGCATCAAACAACTCAGGGACCGGGGCTCCGACTACTCTTTATGCAAACATGCACTGGTATGAGACTGATACTGATACCTTTAAGATGTTGAATGAGGCTGGTAACACTTGGATCACCTTGTTTACCTTAGATCAAACAAACAGCCGCATTAACACAATTACGGCAACAAACTTCAATACAGTTTCTGACTATAACTTCAAAGAGACCATTGTCACCTATCCAGATGCCCTAGACACAATCAACGATCTTCGTGGTGTGTCGTTTCACTGGAAAGACACTGGCATTAAATCTGCTGGGGTTATTGCTCAGGAACTTGAGAAGGTCATACCAGAACTTGTTAACACTGATGAAAACGGTAACAAGAGTGTTATCTACATTGGGTTGATTGGTGTTCTTATTGAAGCTGTGAAAGAGTTGTCTGATAAAGTAAAAGCATTAGAGGGACGTTAACATGGGCTATAAACTTGGTACACGAAGTTTACAGAAACTAGAGGGTGTACACCCAGACCTAGTGGCTGTTGTGTCTCGTGCTATTGAAATCTCAGAGCAAGACTTCTCTGTAATTTGTGGTTTAAGAACCGTTGAAGAGCAAAAGGCCCTTGTAGCCAAAGGTGCATCAAAGACCATGAAGTCTTACCACCTTGAGGGTAAAGCTGTAGACCTAGCGGCATACTGTGATGGTATCCGCTGGGAACTAAACTTATACGACGAAATAGCTGATGCTATGCTAAAGGCTAGTAAAGAGTTGGGTGTTACACTTACTTGGGGTGCTGCATGGCACAGGACCTTAAACTCTTGGGACGGTACAGCAGAAGATCTAATGAACGAGTACATAGACCTTCGTCGCAGCCAAGGAAAACGCCCATTTATTGATGCGCCTCATTTCCAAGTGGAAGACTAGAGTTATGTATGAGATGATAGACTTATTGATGCAGTGGCTAGTAGCCCCCGTCATAATCGTGGTATGGCACTTGTTTACTAAAACAACTCAACATCAGACTGATATAGCCGTACTTAAATCTCAGGTAGAAAACTCTAAAGTTTCTCACGACAGAGAAATGAAAGAAATGAAAGAAACCATTAAGGCAATTTTTATTAAACTCGACAGTATAGAACATTCACTTCGGGATAAATAAAATGGACCCTGTTACAATAATATCTGGTGCTACTATGGCATTTAATGCTATCAAAAAAGGTATTCAGGTAGGAAGAGACTTGCAAGATATGCACGGTCAACTATCCCAATGGGCTAGTGCCATGTCAGACTTAGGTCAAGCTGAGAAGAGGGTAAACAACCCACCGTGGTGGAAATCTCTTGGTGGTTCTGTAGAGGCAGAAGCCCTAGAGGTTTGGAATGCCAAGCGTAAGGCAGATGCTATGCGTGAGGAACTACGACAACACATCAGCTTTGTATATGGTCCACCAGCTTGGGAAGAACTGGTACGGACTGAGGCTAAGATCCGTAAACAAAAGAGAGATCACGAGTACCGTAAGGTTGAGATCCAAGAGGCTATTATTACTTGGGCTATATCAATCTTACTTCTATTATCGGGTATAGGTGCTTTAGCATTCTTTATATGGATTAGTACAAAGTAATGGAAAAGGTTGGTAATAAGTATTACGTTTATGATAAGAACGGTAAGATACTTATTATTACTACAAATAGAAGGATAGCTGAAAATGTCTATAACACCAGAGTGGTTGGATAAGTGGCGCATATGGCCACGCATGATTATAACGTTGTATGGGTTTGCCTTCTATAAAACGACAACGTGGTTTATGGCTTTACCAGATCCTACCAATGCACAAGCAGGTTTTGTATCTGTTATTGTTGGGGCGGGTGCAGGTTTCTTTGGGATATACGTAAATGGTAAAAATGCGAATACTGTTAACCATACTACTAATAACCCTGATAAGTAGTTGCAGTCAGATACCATCATTTCTATTGGGTGGTGGTGGACCTAACGTTGCTGCTAATACCCAAGTGGGTAAGGAAAACTACCAAGGTGTAACAACAAACATTGACCGTAGTGTAAGACCCGTGCTTAGTCCAGAAGGCCCCGTAGAGAGCATAGAACAGGACAACAGTACGACAAACATCTCTGAGGTAGACCCATTGCTGCTAATACTCTTAGTGCTTGGTTGGCTTGCTCCTAGTCCCTCAGAGATAGGCAGAGGTATACTGTCTATATTCAGAAGAAAACAATGATACCTATAAACTAAAGAACCCCCTACGGTTAATTCCGTAGGGGGCTTTTTTTTGTCTATAGCTTAGGTGCTATGTAATGGTAGTCATTTAGTCTGTCATACATTTCCACTGGCGGGGCCTCAAGTAAGGCCAGTATAGCCTTCAATGACCTGTCGTCGTAACGACTAAAGTGTTGCTCTAAACACTCAAGCCTAGTCCACTCTGGCTCTTTTGTCAGGCAATGGTTTCCCTTTGATGTCTTTACAAAATTATCCATACGATTAACTAGGTCATCTAAGAGCCTAGCTAGATCTTTATTCATCTTGTGTCATACCCAACTGGGTAATACCCAACTGGGACATAACTATTGCCGTACCTTCGTACAACGTTGCAATGTCATTCTCTGTCTTACCTACACGATAGATTGTGTAAGCATTCAAACCTAAACTAAGTAGTAATGCACCTTCAACGAAACTCACTAGGAACCACCTTCCATAAATTACAAGCAAAAGTCTTACGTGTACCCCAAGTAATATCGGATACACGATGTTTTTCTTCACCAGCAGAGAAGAAGATAGCACGGTTGGGTACTGGTTGTATTCGTTCCACTTGGTCACCGTGCTGGATCTCTAAGTAGCCACCATGTACTTCGTGGTATGGGTATAAGACAGAGCCAAACAGTGGTATGTTTATTTCACCAGTTTCACGCCAGTGCTTCTCGTCTTTGTCGTAGTGCCAACCTAGATCGTTACCCTTCCACAACACATTGTACCAATACTCATAACCAACAACACCCATACGTTCTACGTGCAGTGGGTCAAAGAAATTCCACAAACGTTTAGCAACAACCTGCATGACGTTGTGGGGCCTTTGACTTACTTCCAGCCAAGCGTAGTTACCGCTACCAGAAGGGTCCCAGATTTCTGGGTCGTTGAATTGCTCCCATGTTGTCTGGTCAAGAAAGTTGTCTACTACAATCATTTTCTCTCCTGTTGTTGTATCAAGGCTTCTAGATACCAACGTGCTTTCTTGAGATCCTCGACACCATTCTTGTAACGCCATCGGTGTAGGTACTTGGCTACATTTCCACGGTAGTACCCTATCAGTTCCTCATCGGTCAAGACATCTTTGATATACTCAATACACTCAATGGTTCCTTGTCCGTAGTGTGCTGGTTTGTTTACGTTATCTGTCACAGCCTCTCCTTCATAAAAACTTTAACCCACATAGCACAGATGTCAGACCGAATGATGTCATCAACACCAAACTCAATGATAGGTACAGGCATCATGTGCTTCTTTGCTAGATGGATAACCTTCGATAAACCGTCAGCCTCTTTCAAGTCCGACTGTTGAATGTCACCATTGAGTACAATAGTAG